GTGAAGATGAATCACGCGAACTCCGCATGGACGCAGCAACCCGTGAGATTGCAGACCAGGTTCGTCCTGTTGCATCAGCACCAGTTCAAGAAGACGTGGCAATGATCCGCGCACTCATCAAGGGCGAAGTTCGTTCGCACTCGTTTGAGCGTCGTGACGTTCTCAAGTCCTCAACTGGTTCACCAGTTCCAACATCGTTCTACGACCAAGTGATCATGCGCGCACGTATGATTGCTCCAGTTCTTGGAACATCAACTGTCCTCAACACCGCTGGTGGCGAGAACCTTCAGATTCCATCACTGTCCACCTACTCGGTTGGAACTGTCAACTCGGAAGCAGCAACAATGGGCGAGAGCGACCCAGTGTTCAACGCATTCGTCACGTTGTCGGCCTACAAGTTCGGATTCCTCACACAGGTTTCGCTTGAACTGTTGGAAGACTCTGGTGTTGACATGCTCGGCTTCTTGGCTGATCAGGTTGGCAACGCAGTTGGATTCGCAGTTGGTTCAGCATTGACTGTTGGAACAGGCACGACTCAACCAACCGGCATCGTCACCGCGTCAAGCGTTGGCGGTACTTCTGGTACAGCAACTGGTTTCACCGCAGACAATTTGATTGACCTCTACTACTCGCTTGACGGAGCCGCACGCGCTCTCGACACTGGGTGGATGATGACTGGTAAGTCAATCGGTCTTGTAAGAAAATTGAAGGACTCCGCGGGGAACTTCGTTTTTCAACCTGCACTCGGACTCAGTTCACCTGACACATTGTTGGGTCGTCCTATCTACGAGAACCCATCGATGGCAGAAGCCACCACTGGCACCAAGTCCGTAATCGTTGGCCACTTGCCTTCGTACTACGTTCGTCAAGTTGGCGGCATCAAGTTGGATCGTTCCGATGACTTCGCATTCAGCGCAGGTCTCGCAACCTTCCGTGCAACGATGCGTGTTGACGGCAACTTGCCACAAACATCACACGTCAAGCATCTCCTCCAGCCGTAAGGCTTGAGGGGCTTGTCCCCTTACATCCCATAATTCCCCTAGGCTTAGGGTCGTCGCGAACACGCAGGGCGCGACGACCCTATTTCTATTTACCCCCTGCGATCTGCGAAGGAGAAGGAAGTGGGCAATGTTCGTAATCGTCAACAACACACCGGTAGAACTACCAGACCTCGAAGCACAGATTCTGTTGCGTCGGGGAATAGCGCATTTACCAGAGCGAGCAGACCTACCAACGGAGACGCGCTACGCATCCTCTGGTATTCCAATGCTCCCTTCGTCCCCACCGGCTACGGTACGCAAACCGCGCAAGCCGTCACAAGGCTCGTCAAAGAAGGTCACGAAGTAGCAATCCATGCCATGTACGGACTCGAAGGAGTCACGTCAAATTGGAATGGAATCAAGATGTATCCACGTGGGATGGCACCGTATTCCGATGATGTGTTGGTTGCTCATGGGATGGATTGGGCGAACGGCAATCGTGAGTTGCCTTCGTTGTTGATGACTTTGTTTGATGTGTGGCCGTTGAAGTCAAAGTCTTTGGAGATGGTACAAAACATTGCGTCGTGGGTTCCGATTGATCATGCACCTTGTCCTGAAGATGTGGTGGCTTGGTGTGCGCGTCCGAACGTGAAACCGATTGCAATGTCTCGGTTCGGTGAGAAGATGCTGAATGATGCTGATGTGGAATGTTTCTATGTTCCGCATGGCATCGAGTCGGTGTTCAATCCTAATGTCAAGTTTGTGAATGGTGACAAGACATTCACTGGTCGGCACTTGATGGGTGATGTTCCTGATGACAAGTTTGTCGTGATGATGAACGCAGCGAACAAGGGTGCTAGTCCGTCGCGTAAATCGTTTGCTGAGAACTTGTTGGCGTTCGGTATTTTTGCGCAAGATAAACCTGACGCATTGTTGTATCTGCACACGGAGAAGGATGGTGCGATGGGTGGGGTGAACTTGGTTGCGTTGTTGGCTGCGTGTGGGATTCGTGAGGATCAGTACAAGATTGTTGATCAGTACGCATATCGGACTGGGTTCCCTCAGCAAGCGTTGGCATCAATGTATGCAGCTGCTGACGTGCTGTTGTCGGCAAGTATGGGTGAAGGGTTTGGGTTGGCTGTGGTCGAGGCGCAAGCCTGTGGCACCAGAGTGATTGTTTCGGACTTTACTGCTCAGCCGGAGTTGGTTGGGTCTGGGTGGACTGTGGAGGTGCAACCGTTTTGGGATGCAGCACAGAAGTCTTGGTTCTGTACCCCACAAGTGGGTTCCATTGTGGATGCCCTGAGACACGCCTACGACGCTCCTAGGGGCGTGGATCAGGTGGCTGTGGACTTCGCACAGGCATACAACGCTGACGCTGTTTGGGAGGCTCATTGGAAGCCTGTGATGAAAGGACTTGCTGAATGGTGCCGTGCATCATCATCCCAGTCCTGAACAGGTATGACTTACTAGAACGGGCGATCCGCTCGATTGACTATCCCGTCGAGCAGCTCATCATCATTGACAACGGTGATGGGTATGACGCTGATCTGTTGGCTTGGACTGCGCCTTGGCAATACATTCAGAACTGGTATCTGTGGAGGATGCCAACGAACCTTGGTGTGGCACCATCATGGAATCTCGGCATCAAAGCAACACCTCACGCGGAGGGTTGGATTCTGTTGAACTCTGACGCTTACTTTGAACCAGGTCAACTTGAAGCGTTCTACAAAGATTGTGAACCGAACAACATCACGTTGAACAGGTCAATGCCTGCTTGGTCGTGCGCGTGGGTGGGTGCTGGTGTCGTTGAGCGTGTCGGTTTGTTCTCTGAATGTTATGTGCCTGCATATTTTGAGGACAACGATTTTGAGAAACGTGCGGAGCGAATCAATGTTCAGGTGAAGGTTTCGCAGGCTGGTATCGGTCACGACAATTCTTCAACGATTGCTTCTGATCCGTCGTTGGCTGAGAAGAACGCAAAGAGTTTTCAAGCGAATCAGGAGTTGCATCGGTTGCGTTGGCAGTCAGGTTTGCCTGACGCTGGGCATTGGGATTTGAAGCGTCGTAGGGAGTTCGGGTGGGATTGATCGACTACCGCAATAGGCATGAGTTTGAGACGATCTATGTGTTTGGGTCTGGTGCGACATTGAACTATCTAGCACCAGGCTTCTTTGATGACAAGATTTGTGTGGCAACAAACTTCTGTGGGTCAGTGTTCGGTCTGAGCAAGTATTACGTCTTCAGCCACTATCACGCTGACTCAGTATCAGAAGCACAGCTAGATCAGACTGTGGCTGTGTTTACCCCTCAACGCGAGCATGGCACCGACGCAGAGTTCTTAGGGTTTATGCCGAAGATCGTCACGTTCCCAACCACGACTGGTCGTCCTGGTACATCATTCAATCCATCCGGCAAGGACTGGCCTACTCTTGACAACTCGCTAGTCATCGGGTCATCTGGGATTCATGGTGCGATGCACTTGGCTGCGTATATGGGTGCGAAGTTCATTGTGTTGGTTGGTGCTGATTGCGGAACTTTGGGTGGTGCCGAACGGGTTGAAGGCTATGTGCAAGGTGAGCATCCTTGGGAGTTGTATGAGTCGCACCTTCGAGACATGAAGCAACGCCTGTTTGAGATGTACGGATGTCAGGTCTATTCGTTGAATCCGTTTATCAACTACAGTTTGGAAGGTACTGCGTATCGTGGAGCAGCGTCAATCAACTAGAATTGGAATCCTATGGCAATCACCAACGGCTACGCCACACGCAATCAGATCAAGTCGGCACTCCGAATCGGGACTGCCGACACGATTGATGACGAACTGATTGACAACTGTGCCGGTGCTGCATCACGTCTCATTGACGGTTTTTGCAACCGCAAGTTCTGGGCTGTGGGGTCTGCAACTGTTCGCGTCTATCAGGCTGAGGATTCGTTCTTCTGTTCAATAGATGACATCTCTGGAACTGCAATCACGCTGCAAACTTCAACAAATGCTGATGGTGTTTTTGATACAACTTGGAGTCCAACCGATTGGCAGTTGGAACCGTTGAACGGTAATCTTGATGGCATCGAATGGGCGTATGACAAGATTCGTGCAATCGGTGACTACCTGTTCCCAACTGTGAATGCCAACTATGGTGAGCAAGCGTTGGTCAAGGTGACAGCAAACTTCGGTTGGCCGTATGTCCCTGAAACAATTACTCAGGCAACAATCATTCAGGCATCAAGAATCTTCAAACGATATGACAGTCCGTTGGGTGTCGCAGGATTCGGTGACATGGGTGCAATCAGGGTGAGCCGTGCGCTTGACCCTGACGTGGCACAGCTCGTCGAGCCGTACCGACGCATGCGTCTATTCGCATGAGTTCAACCACTACCGTCTCCCAGATCAAAACTGGTTTGGCTGCGAACCTGGCAACAGTGTCAGGTCTTCGCGCTTACGCTTACCAGCCTGACAATGTGAACACCCCGTTCGCTTGGCCGTTGCTGGATTCAATCCAATACAACGGGGCTATGGGTGGGGGTTTGATTACCCACAAGTTCACGATCAGTGTTGTGGTGGGTCGTTCGGCTGAGCGAACTGCACAAACTTTGTTGGATGGCTATCTGTCTTATGCCGGTTCTATTTCGATCAGGGCTGCTATCGAGTCGGATCGTACTTTGGGTGGGGTTGTGCAGGATTTGATTGTCGAGTCTGCAAGCAACATCTCTACCCTTGAAGCGAACGACGCAATCTATCTGGCGATTGACTTCACGGTCACGGTGTACGCCTGACCCCTTGCCGAGTGTTGCTTGTGGCGTGTAGTGTTATCGCATCGGCTCTGCCGAGCAGACATCAACTCGAACGCCGATAGGCA